TAACAATCAAATGTTTGCCCCAAAACGGCTAAATTTTGACCGTATTCATTCTTGGAATGGCTTGTAATTATCACATTCATGTCCAAACGGAACAATAAGTTCAAAAGTTGCTTCATTCGTTTATTTGCTTCGCCGTAGTGACGGCCAAAGTCTGTACCAACCTTTCGCTCGGCTTTTTCAAGCAAATCATTATAAGCCAAGGTAAGCGAGTCAAGAATCAATGTCTTGTAATCGTGTTTGGTAGTAAGCAGTTCACGGACTTCATTAATCATTTCGTCAAAATCTACGGTCATAAGCACTGCGCCGTCTGATTTTTCTATAAGCTTCACGTACTGAGGCTTATTGGTTGATCCTTCGGTATCTATGATGTACGGCTTTGGGAATTGAATTGCTGCGTAGGTCTTACCGACTCCCGCCGAACCATAGAACAATGCTTTAAGTCTGCAATCAACTACTGATGGTTTTTTTGCTTTTAACGCCATTTTAAACTCCTAACTGTTAACATAATATGACCATTTAAGGTCTTAAATAAACTCCGAATAAACCCAGAAACCCAGATTGGGTTTTCTGGACTTATAAAGTGTTTATCTATTCCAGAACCATTTACGCTTTGGAAAGTTCAATCTCTCTTTTGGTGTCATGTAATCTTTAATCATTATTATTTGCTCCAATAAAAGTCGCCGTTATTCAAATCTTGTTCGCAGTGGAATCCTGCATTGTTCATTTCACTGCATTGAAGGTCATGACATGCGGTATCTAATACGGATTGAAGCGCATCTTTGTAATAGGCTATAAGGTTTCGTGTTGTAACTTGAGCGAATTTAGAGCGAGTTTTTGGGTTAGAATCTTTAAGCATGGCAAGCATGGCACAAAGAAAATCGCTATTGATTGATTGATCATCGCCATAGCAAGCCCACTCTATTTCGCGGTCTATTGATTCTATGTACAGGCGTGTCAGTTCAAGCTGATAAGGGGATGAAAGCTTTTCGAAGTTAAGCTCGTATTGGTTGTTGATGAATTCGCCATAACTTGCAACTAATTCTAGTGCATAGTCTTCTAATCGGCGTTTATGTGACAATGGTGTTACTCCTGTAACAAACCCTTCAAAGGGATCATCAATCCATGATGATTGCTTTTGTGCGTTAGAATACGCTAAACTTAATGCGTGCATTATTAATCTCCTGCAACGGATGTTTGTTATGTTCAGTGAATGATTGGTTCCAGCCAGTCATTCACAGCCTTAAAATATTAACCTAATTTCATAAAATGTAACCCAATAGGAACAAGCCAACCTCCAATTACTAAACTGATTAACCAGTTCATTTTGGATTCAAGTCTTACAAAACGTTCATCTTGAACCTTGAATCGTTCATCATGAACTCGTAATTGAACCTCATGCTCAATGTATTGTTCATCTTTCATTATCGCCTTCATTTTTTAAACCATCCCAAGATTTAATTCCCTTAACGTACCATTCAATTGCTAAATCATACATCTTTTGTTTTAATTCTTTTTGTTCATAATTCCTACAAATATGGTCTACTTGATTTTGCAATTGTTGTTCTATTTTAATGATTAATTCTTTCATTTATTAATCCTTAAGTGAATCTTCCTTAAGGACTTCTTCTTTTCTTTTCTTCTCTATTTTTGTTTTATAATCACTAAATAATTTATTGGCCAAGTCAGTCATAGAGCATTCAAGATGAATGGCTTGCATCTTTAAAAACTTTAAAACTTCTCGATCAATTCTCATATTAAATGTAGTTAAATTTACATAATCTTTCATCATTTATTCTCTTTTTGTTGTGTTGTTTAATTCAATAAGTGAATCATACCAATAATTATTTAAGTACACAATAGGAAAACAAAATAAATATGTAAATATGTAATAATAATTTTTATTTACATTAGTAGATGAAATATATTAGGATCAGTAAAATTTAAAGGGTAAACTAGAAGGGTTAGCAGCAAGTTACTTCACTGTTCCATGCTGCTGGAACTTTTATAGTCGCGTGATTGCTAGACCGCCAAGTTGAGTCAATCATGCTTTAAGAACTACCGGACGCCATTGTTTGGCATAAAACGGCTAAGTGCGTCCATACACATAAGGCAATTATAATCATGTCATCGGCCAATCACAACCTTTCTTTGCACTATTCCATTCCAAACCTTATAGTTTCCTTATGCACAAGATGTGCTGTTCACCCTATTAAAAGGATTTAGCCATGAGTGTACAAAAATATAAGGTAAGCAAGAATGAAGGTAATTTTACAACTTTTCCAAACAAGGTTCTTCAAAACTTACGCAATATGGAAGCTTTAGGATTATATTGTTTTCTTTTAAGTATGCCTCATGGTTGGGAATTCCACAAAAACCACTTAAGAAAACATGCACTATTAGGAATCAATAAGCTCAATTCATTACTAGCGATACTTGAAGAACATGCACTCATAAAAACTGTGCAAGTTCGCACAGAAAAAGGTAGATTTGCACACTTTGATTTACAGGTAAATGACGGAACGGCCTTTATAATCAAGGACTCTGAGGAAAAATGTGCACCGTTTGCTGAAAACCGTGACACGGATAACCGTGCTACGGATAACAGCACCTATAAAAGAAACAGTGTAGAAAAGAAAGAAGATACAAAAGAAAGATCTAAAAACAATAGTGCTTCTACCGAAGCACAAACGCGCCAACCATGTGCTTTTAATGAATTCTGGAATATATACCCCATAAAGAAAAACAAAGTGCGCGCCAAAAAGATTTGGGATAAGTACGCGCTGAACACTAATGCAGAACAAATCATGAATGATGTGAGCAACCGCCTTGTTAACGATGGACAATGGCAAGAGCTTCAATTCATACCTCACCCTTCAACCTACCTACAAAACGAACGATGGCATGATGCGCTTACTCCACCCAAAACCCAAAAACCCAGAAACACAGGCGGTGATGCTTTATCACGGGTAATCAATAGGCACTTGAACAAGGGAAATGTATATGACCACGCCAGCGGTAATACAATTGACCCATTACGTTGATGCCTCACTGATTGCTAGGCTCTTTGCGCGGTTTCGTGGAAGGTACGGCAATCTTTGGACATCACGAGCAAGCCATGATGATGATTGGGAATACATCATGGAAGATTGGTTGGAAGAACTTAGCAAGTTCTCCATTGACCAAGTGCGTGCAGCCGTTAACAAGACTTTAACAGAGTTCGAAGAGTACCCGCCAACATTAGGCCAACTCGTAGAATTATGCATGAAAGAGTCTGGAATGCCTTCACAGCAAGAGGTGATCCGCTTGATGGTTGCTCGTGACTTTAGCCATCCATTGGTCAAGATGGTGTATGACAAGATTGGTTCATGGACGCTCACCAATGGCAAAGCAGAAGAGATTGAGCGCAAGGTCAAAGAGCACTACGCCACATTAAGGGCTGAGTTTCATGTTGAACCTCACAAAGCATGGGCGCACCTTGAAGAATATAATTCCAGACCCAAGGAACTACCCGCACCATCCAAGATTCCAAGCACAGAAGAAAGCAAAGCGTTTCGTGAGTGTATGAATAAATGCCAAGAAATACTTCAAAGCAAAAAGATTGCTGGTGGTGGAAAGACTTACAAGGAATTTGACGCAAACAAGGTAAAGAAGGGGCATAGAGAGTTTGATCAGGCCGTGTTTGATGAATACAAATCATACCTTCTTAGCATTCCTGAGACCGAAACCATGATTTTACCGCCTGTTTATGTGATGGAGCGTAATAAGTTTTTGAATATGCGTGATCAAGGTGAATGGTTAAAGAAACAAGGCTACGTACCGCCTAGCCAGCGTGAAGGGTTTGCATCTCAGAAAGCCTCTGATAGAACTGGTAATGGGCGACCTACTAAAATGTATAAAAATTGGGCGCATGACTGATGCATAAGGCGTTATGGATAGCGCGTAAGAATTATTTGTGTACGCTGATAAAAAAAGTTTCAGATGGACATGGCGGTGATGACATTGAATTCTTGCAGCAACATTGCAAGGAAGTCTTGGACGCACACCCTGATGAAAAAATAGAGGAAGCCATCAAGTGCTACGAGGAGATGGTTGGTCAATTAAAGTACTACTAAAACAAGGATGATGAAATGAGTACGATTCAAGGAGAGAAAGCAAAGAAGTTTGTTGCGTGGCTTGCATGTGTTAAGGGTTTTTTACCCAATAGCATGACCATTAGTGAAGCATCAGAAATATTTTTACGCCGTTGCGCGGATGAAGAGGAAGCAAAGAAGCATGAAAAAAAAGTCGGTTAATTTGCGTGAAAAACAAGATGTTTTAGCGTTGATGAAAATCTTATACGGAAATGATGAGGTCAAGGATGACACGAAAGTTTCTGATTCCCACGGAGAACCAAGAGCAACGTGCTCTGGTCAAGTGGCTGAGTCTCCACCCGGTTTTGAAGGATTACTTTTACAAGAACAACAATGAAGGCAAAAGGACAGAAGCCCAAACTTGGAACTTGAAGTTAATGGGTTTGCGCCCGGGTGTGAGTGACTTGTTCATTCCTTACCCGAGCCGTACACGTTTATATGCAGGGCTTTGGCTGGAAGTGAAGCGCAATATGCACTACCCGCCATCAGCGAGGAAGTCTGAGACTTGGATTAATCAAGAAATTTGGATAGAGCGCATGAAGACAGTAGGATTTGACGGTCACTTCTGCTATGGTTGGGAAGATGGCATAAGAATTATTGAAAGCTATCTCCACGCTTAAATTTCTATTATTATTAATCTGATTCATTGTAACTTCCCTCCTGTCTAGCCCTAGCAATAGGGCTATTATTTGCTACACTTAATTTAAACAAGACAAGGAAAGTTAATGCCAAAATTTAGCCAAGCATCATTTTCAAAGCTGTCTACATGCCATCCTGATTTACAGGCTTTGTTTTATGAGGTGATTAAATACTTCGATTGCACGATTCTTGAAGGCTATCGCAATGAAGCAGACCAAGAGAAAGCCTTTGAAGAAGGCAATACAAAACTGCATTGGCCACATGGCAAGCATAATGCCAACCCTTCAATGGCCGTAGATGTGACACCTTACCCGGTAAATTTAAACGATGAGAAGCTTTCACTATGGTTTGGTGGTTATGTCATGGGTATAGCTCAAAAACTCAAGGATGAGGGGAAAATGACCCATTCTGTGCGTTGGGGTGGTTCTTGGGATGGATTAGGAAAGCTTGATAGACCCGGACAGCTTAATGATGCCGATCACTTTGAACTGGTGGTATGAGGTGACAAATGAAGCGCATACGAGATTATATTCAATCAAAGCCCGCAACGGTGATGACTGTTCCTACTTTTTTGTGCTTTATACAATTTATTTCTAGCTTAATCGAAATGGTGAAGGCTAGAAAGTTTGATTATGATTCAGTGATACAGTTGCTGTCTTCTTTGGATGGCTTTGAAACCGTTGTATTATTTTTCATTATGGTAGTATTAAAGAACAAAAAACAGTAATATTCATATCATGTTTTACATACACTAAAGGATTAGTGCGATGACTAGAAACGCAAGGATTAAAAAGCCTGATGAAGTTACCGATATTGCTAGAAATAGCAAGTTCACCCCTGAAAGACGGGCGAAAATCATAAACGACATATCAAGGCGTATTCCCTATGAGCTAGCAGCCGAAGCGAACGGCATTTGCGAAGCCACACTCTATGATTGGCTCAATACTGGTAAGGCTCATCAACTCCAAGGGCTGGACACAGAATATACAAAGTTTTCCGAGTCTATAAAAAGGGCTGAACTTGATAGAGTCCTTGAGCATACAGACATGATTGCAGCTAAACCTGAAAGATGGCAAGCCGATGCTTGGATGTTAGAGCGAAGATGGCCTAAGTACTTCGGTAATAACGTATTGCTCAAAGAACTAAACGAACGTATGAACTTAATGGCAGGAGCTAAACATGGCAAAGGTAACGAAGAACGAAATCAAGAAGATGATCAAGCGTAATGACAAGAAAGAAGAGCGCAAAGACACCAAGCAAGACAAGAAGATGATGGGCAATGAAGTGCTCAAGTCTAAGATGAAGAAGAAGGATTGCAAATACTAAATATGGCATAAGTCTTTGAGAGTCCAGGTTTGAAGGGAACTAAAGCGAACGAATAACCAACGAGTCAGCTCAGAGCAGCCACCAATTAAGGAGAATAACATGGGCGCTAAATACACATCACATAAACCAGATGGCTATCAAGCTACTCGCAATAACATTTACCTTGAGCGTGAACAGAAACAAGAGATTCGCACCTATGCAGAAGCAGGAGCATCTCGTAATCTTCCGCCTCAAAGTAAAGAGAACTACGGAAAGAAAGGTTATTTGAAATAAATGTAATTAAATACTTGTTTAATTAAATCAGTAAATATATAATACTCCTCATTGAATGTTAATTGTTGTGATGAGGAGATGTTAAATGTTGTATAACCATGTGAGTGATAAAGAGTACAAAGGTTTTGATATTACAATCTACGAGATGATAGATAAAACCTACATCGTAGACGTTAAGAAGCCATGCGGGGAACTGATTGCGGGATGGGAAGATGTTAAATCTTTCAATTGCGCAATGATGAAAGGTGTTAAATATATTGATGAGAATTTAGTGGGCGCATGATGCGCCTTCAACAACAAGGAACGTGACACGTGATTACATTGGAAGTATTGCAAGCACGCAGGGAATCTTTAGCCAATACCCTCACTACAAGCCAAGTTGATTTGGACTTGCTTAAGGAGCGCGTTAAGGTGATAAAGAAGGAGATTGCGAACATTAACGGCGCAATCATTGAAATCGATCACATGATCGAATCGATATAAGGACATATCATGAGTTTATTAAGTTCTATTATTCTTCCCAAACTCGAAGCTGAATTGGTTAATCAAGAACCAGTTATTGCCGAGTTCCTCATCAAGCAAGCTCATACACTAGCTACCGAAGTGATCGCATGGGCTGAAAGCAAACTAAATCAATCTAGTCAAGGAGCCGATCATGCCGCTAATTAAAGGAGCTAAGGCCAAGACTCGCAAAGGATTTGGCACTAACGTCAAGCGAGAAATGGAAGCGGGCAAGCCACAAAAGCAAGCAGTAGCTATTGCTTACAGTGAAGCTGATGAAAGTAAGAAGAAGAAAAAGGCTAGAAAATGACTGATGAACAATGCCAAGCATTGATTGATTCTCTAGACAGACTTACACAAGCTGTCTATGACAATACATCAAGGATTGAAGGCGCAATTGATAATATTTATACAACTTCTACTAGACAGCTAGAAAAGGAAATACATCTAGTCGCTGAACTAATAGAAGACATATCAATTAAAATATAAGGATATATCATGGCTAAATTAGACACTAAAGAACGCAATAAGATTCCAAAGGGCGAATTTGGGTTGCCCGGAAAACGTGCCTATCCGATGGAAGATAAGAGCCACGCAAAGAATGCAAAGGCAAGAGCTTCTGAAATGGAGAAAAAAGGCAAACTATCAATGGATTCAAAAATGAAGATAGATGCTAAAGCCGATAAAGTTCTAGGAAAAAAGAAGAAGTAATGCGGTACATAACACATAGGGATGTGAATACATGGCTACCATTAGAAACAGTTGGATTGAGAAGATTAAGAAGAAAAAAGAACATGAGACCGCACCTTCTTATGACCGAGACCCATTAGCTGATACATACGCTCATGATGCCAAAAAGCCTAAAAAAAGGTTCTCTGTTCCTTCGACAGCCATCCTAGTAAAAACATTACGTGGGGTTCGAAAATAGATGCAATGCAATAAGTGCAACTATCCCGAGTCACGAGTAATAGATACAACTCGGGATGATAGGCTAAATAAAATAATCAGAAGACGCGAATGCATCAAATGCGGCGTTCGCTTTTCAACGCAAGAAAACATTAGAGAAAATCCCAACTATCAAACGCCTCCGCCACGGAGGATATTAGAGAAATGATTCGATCGGCTGCGGAACTCTTGAAAACCTTTAATGAATATGAGGCCGGGATTAACAAAGGCACTCAAAGACAATTAACCATTCAACCTGATAGGATGATTATACATGCGCATGAGCAGGATAAAATTTATGTTCCGACTCCCACGGGTGCTCTTTTTCATGACTGCGATAAATTTGTGCGTGTCATTATGGGGCCTTATGGAAGTGGGAAGTCAACACTCTCAATTGCTGAAATTGTTAAACGAGCCTGTGAAGTTCCAGCTTGGAATAACGGTAGACGAAGAAGCCGATGGGGAATCGTGCGGAATACTTCTGGTGAACTTTCAACAACTACCCTAGCAACATGGCTTGCATGGTTTGATGAACTCGGAGATATTCGAAAGCGTCAAAAGCCTATGCTTACTTATGAGCATAGCTTCAATGATGGCAATGGAATTGTAGAGCTTGAGTTACTATTCATTGCATTAGATAGACCAGAAGACGTTCGAAAGATTAAATCATTAGAGCTAACAGGTTGCTACATTAACGAATTATCCGAAGTTCCAAAAGCAGCATTGGCACATATGAAAGGCCGTGTGAATCGCTATCCTTCCAAGGCATTCTGTAAAGAACATTACTGGTCTGGAATCATAGCCGATACTAACCCGCCAGAAGATGACCATTGGATATTCAAAGACTTTGAAGAGAACTGCGCTGAGAATCACATACTTTTTAAGCAGCCACCGGGATTAATTAAGAACGCTGAGAATCAATGGCGTAGAAACCCTAATGCTGATAATGCAGGGCATTTGCCCCATAGCTACTATGAGAATCTAGCCAGTGGGCAATCAGAGGAATTCATCAAAGTGTTTTGCTTAGGTGAATATGGTGCAGTTGGCTTTGACAAGCGTGTATTCCCTGAGTTTAACCCTGATTTACATGCAGTTGATAAACTAGAAGCAATACAAGGTGAAAAGCTCATATTGGGTTGGGATTTTGGTTTAACTCCGGCCTGTGTGGTGCTTCAATTGTCTGCTCGTGGTCAAATATTACTTTTAAAAGAATATGTGAGCGATGGCTTAGGCATAAGAACCTTTGCAGAAATGATTGTGATACCTAGTTTGCGCAAGGATTTTCCCTATTGCCAAGTGGGTTTGTCTGTAGCTGATCCAGCCGGAAATGCTCGCGATCAGATTCATGAGGAAATGTCTTGTATTGGTGAGCTTAATTCACTTGAGATTCCAACAATTGCAGCACGAACTAATGACCTTGAGCCACGACTAGGAGCGGTTAGATATTTTCTAAATCGTATGGTTGATGGTAAACCTGCATTGTTATTAGACAAAAAGAATTGCCCTACATTGTTCAAGGGCTTTGTGAAGAAGTACGTTTATGCCCGGATTGCCGTTGCTGGTGAGGAACGATTCAAGGATAAGCCAACCAAGAATATGTCATCTCATCCTATGGATGCTTTGGGTTATGGGTGTTTAGAAATTGCTAGTGACCAAGTTGTACAAGACAAGGTTGGCAACAATAAGCATGAGAATATGTTTAATCCAGTGATGAGGATATTTTGAATGATGGTTTCTATTACGATTTATGATGAAAAAGATAATCCTGCTTTGATTATTAATAGTACCGATGACCAAAGCAAGATTCGTGTTCATGTATGTGATGAAGTCAATGGGGTTGATATTGATATTGACGAATTAAAAGCGGCATTGCGTAAGCTCTCAGCCAAATAAGGAATGATGAAATTAGCGCTCATCACGAGTACTTATTTGACTATAGGTACAAAGATTTAGAAACCGGAAAGCTTAATATTGATAAGCTTACGACTATCAATAGCTGTCAATCTTATGCGGATTTAGTGACAAGTGGCACTGAATGTTCTTATGAATACTATGAACATAGACGTAACGCATACGAACAGCGCATTATTTACGAACAAGAACGAGAAAAATATGCTCTTGAGCAAGAATTAAGGCGAAAAGAGTATGAAATTAAGCGTCAACAAGAATTAGAAGAAACTGAAATAAAACTCAGGGAACTAAGGGAATATAGGGAACGATTGAACGCACGTGAAGAAGAATTGGCACGAAATAGGCGACAGAAAGAATTGGAATCACGGCAGATTTATTTAGGCGGTGCTGATCATGGCCGATATATAATTACAAGCAAAGGTAAAGTAAGGCAAGGTTAATATATGAATGCAACCCGCTGCGTTTATTGTGGACGATACGGGCGAAAAATGTTGGCAACAAAGTGCCTTGAGTGTTTGAAGGAATTACGTGACATTACAGACATGCTCAACAATAAGCCAAAGAAAGAAGCTAAATATGAGAATAATGTTGTACTATTAAGGACTGTAGGTAAATGATTAAATGTACAGGATGTGGTAGGTTCTATAACCGACAGAAAGATGAGAAAATGTGTAGGGAATGCAGAAGCCTTTACGAGATGGCATTCGATAAGATAAAAAACAACCAGAGCATACAAGATGTATGTAAACGACTAGCTAATCGATAAGGAGATCTAAAATGACAGCACAAGCACAAGTAACTTTAAAGCTACATTTCCCCGGACAAGAAAATGGATTAACTCCACGTATGGGGCGATTAAATGCACCTAACAATACTTTAGCTCAAATAGCCGCTGCTGGATTTTTAGATGGTTATCTAAAAGCAAACGGCAATGAATTGCTCGCTAGTGACTTTATTGCAGCCGTTGGTTCTGATGGCCACCAATGGTACAAGCCAGTATTCACTAACGGCTCATGCCAATTAACAGTTTTACCATAAACCAAAAAGGAGAAATAAGGATGTTATTTTTAGAAGCTTTAGCACAAATGAAAGCGGGCGATGCAATGCGTAGAAGCGCATGGGAAGAAAAAGAAGGTTATTTAAAGATTCTTCCAGACATGAGTTACGTATGGAAAATCGTTACTCAACCTACTGCAAACGCTGGTAACTTCATTTTCTCCATTGCAGACTTCGAAGGTGACGATTGGGTTAAATGGGAAGCTCCAAAACCTGTTATCGAAGCAGAACAAGAAAGCCAAGAAGCAGCTTAAGTAACAAAGTCGGTTCAGGATGAGCCGATTTAAAAGCGTTTAAACGTGACTTTGACATAGATTTGTTGAAGTCACGATTTAATGTGTTTAACCCAACGGACGGGGAAAAGCATGGAAATCATTGCTGAACAAATGGCTATCGAAGATATTGATAGCATTAACGAAGAGTTGCAAGCTTCTCTCTATGATGCTGGGATAGATGAAGCAGAAGTGATAACCAAAGCCCGTGAAGACATGGTGCAATGGGATGGCTACTTTGGTGAAAACCAAGTACGTGGTAAAGATGACATGAACTTCGTATTGCGTGACCAATGGTCGGCAGTCGAGCGTTCTGAATTTAGCAGATTGTTTAAACCTCCTATGGTTTTTAACAAACTCTATGATCCAATTAAAAAGATTGTTGGCGAGCAACGCAAGAACAAACCTGATTTGATGGTTCGCTCACTAACGGGCAATGCATCACAAGACCAAATCAACTTACGCGCAGATTTAGTGCGCACGATTTCTTATCAATCTCAAAATGATTTAGTGTATCAAACCGCATTTAAGCAAGCGTTAATGATGGGTCATGGCGCATTTGAAATACTTTTAGAGTACGAAAGCCCACGCTCATTCAATCAAATAATCCGCTATGACATTATCCCTGATGTGACTAGAACTTCATTTGATCCAACCGCATTAAAGCCACACAAAGGAGATGGAAACTTTTGTTCAAGGCAATTTGTATACAAGAAGGAAGAATTCTATGCGACATATCCTCATGTGCTTAACCCTATTAGCTACGCTGATCCGCGTTCCCTATTGGACTTTCAGTGGGAAACGCGCGACTCCATCGTGGTATGTAAGTACACCCGCAAGGAATGGTTCTCTATAAAAGTACTTCTTCTTACTGATGGATCAACCGTCACAGAGGAAGAATGGGAAGACATGAAGAAAGAGTTAGAGTTTAAACGTGCTCTGGCTGATAGTTCCCAAGTAGTAGGGGATATGATTCGCAAAAGTATTCCAGAAGTTCACGCAGAACGGATGAGCAAAGACTACAAGATTCGCCAATACATGCTTACTCAGAATCAAATCATTAAATTTAACGATTGGCCTTCTAAGTATCTTCCACAAATATTCGTTGATGGAGACTCTAACTTCATTAACGGTCAACAATATACTCGTTCGTTCATTCATGAAGCTAAAGATGCGCAAAAGTTCGTGAACTATGTGGGTTCAGAAATTGCAGCCGAAGTGAAGAACCGTAGACGTGAACAATGGATTGGAACCCCTGATAACATTCTTGGTAATGAGCAAATGTGGCGTAATCCAGAATTACAAAATGGTATTTTGATTGCAAAACCCGATCCAAAAACAGGTGCAATGCCTTCTAAAATGCAACCTTGGGAAATTTCCCCTTCCTTATTGGCTCAATATCAACGTGCTTCTCAAGACATACGCGAGATTTTAGGTTTCTCTGAGAACGAAGCACTTCAAGGGAAGGACATATCAGGAAAAGCAAGACGTGAGCGCAAAATGGAAGGCTCAATGTCTGCTTATGTATGGTTCGATAACCTGAATCAAGCCGTTGAGCAGGGCGGAAGAGTGGTACTTGACCTATTGCCAGTCATTGCAGGTGAATTTGAACGCCCCATGATTATATCAAAAGCGGATGGACGTACTGATTCCATCGTATTAAACAAGGTAGTAGGTGATGATGAAGACGGAAATCCCATTAGAGAAAATGTACTCGACTCCGGTGATTACGACATCGAAATTGACACAGGCCCAAGTTTCGCAGTTCAAAAAGATATTGCGCTTGAGTTCTTCCAGCAAACACTTGCCGCTGCACCTCAAACTTTCCCATTGGTTGCTGACCTTTGGGCTAAAAACCTTGATGTCCAATACATGCCTCAAATTGCTGAACGCTTTAAGACGCTTGTACCACCTGAAATTATTGCTAAAGAAGAAGGCAAGCCGCCTCCTCCTAAGCAACCTAATCCACAAGAAATGATGATGCAACAAGAAATGATGCAGAAACAGCAAGAAATGAAGATGAACGAGCAAAAAATGCAGCTTGAAGAACAGGCCTTAATGGAACGAGCCGAAGAACTTCAAATACGCAAAGAGAAACATATGCTCGATCAGGCTGAAATGATTCTAAAAGCCAAGCAGATGGAATCTAAGATGGGCATGGAAGAGCAGAAAATCAAGATTGATCATGGGAAATTACTTCTTGACGCTGATAAGGCCGAGAAAGACTTCTCACGAACCATTGCATCAGTTCTTGCAGATATCCATAAACATCATAATCCACAAGAAAAACACATGAAATAATTGCGTACCCCCATATGTGGGGTCGAAAAAGGGTTTTGTTAGGTCTAATATTTAACTATCGGGCAAAGGATTTGCCTAGGGTCTCAGGCCGCCGGAAGGTCTAGGGTTAGTTGTCTACCGTATTGACGACTGACATCTTGGAGATGTCAACATGGAGTAGTTGAGATGCACGAGGACGAAAACGCATTAGCAGAACAAGTAAGTGGTGATGATCAAGATGGGCAAACGGGTGCGGTCGATCCCGGCTACGAATCAGAGCATGAAGCTCAGGAAGTAGGCGAGGAAAACCACGAAGACGGTGAAGGACAACTGTCTTCTGTGCAAAAAAGAGTACATGCACTTAAACGCAACCACCGCAAGGAAATCAGAGAACTTCATGAGCGTATATCGCACATGGAATCAATGAGAGGCAGTGATAGCGCGAACCCCGGAATGGTTACACATAACAATCCTTATGATTCACCCGGACAACCAGCACCGCCCGGAATGAATGAAGAGGAACGTATACAGCATGCAGTACGCTTGGCTCTTGGAATGAAGGAACATGAAGAGAAACAGGCCAAAAATGCAGAAATGCAAACTCATGTACACAAACAGTATCAACGTTTGAACGATGAGTTTGATAATGCATCAGAAAAGTACGATGATTTTGACGATGTGGTTAGAGGTAACGATGTTCCCTTTACCCCACATGTGCGGGATGCACTGTTACTCGTTGAAAACCCTGCTGAAGTAGCTTACAGGTTAGGCAAAAATCGTGGCGAACTTGAACGTATTTCAAAACTCCATCCCTTAGATCAAGCTCGTGAAGTTAATAAGCTGTCATTTAGTTTAATGGGGAACCACGGCAATAAGCCGACTGCTAACCAGAAAACTACCCCTATGGGTAGCATTAGACAAAATCCAGCTTCTTCATCCACGGCTGTTACAGGCAAAACGCCTCCGGGTGAAATCCGAAGGCGTATGAAGGCTGGTACATGGAAGTGATCTAAGGGTTTCAAGGACGAAACCCACTGGAACCCTTGGTACACCGCTATGTACCCATTTAACGGATTAAATGGAGACTAGCAAATGGCTAACCAATTTATTACAACCGACCTAGTGTCAAACACTGCGTTGGCAATGTTCGCGAACAACGCGCCTTTCGTGATGACTGCATCACGTATTTATCAAGATGACTTTGTGTCTTCTGGATATAAAATTGGCGATACGTTACAAGTACGTAGACAGAACCACTTTATTGTTGGTGATGGCTCAGTAGCTACCCCTCAATCAATCATTGAGACTGTAGAAACAATAGTCATTCAGCATCAATATCATGCTCTGATTGCTTATACTATCCAAGATTTGTCTTTAAGAATTGAAGACTTCTCTCGTTTGTTTATTGCTCCTGCTATTCAGGAAGTAATTACTCAAATGGAAAAAGATATAGCTGCAAGTGCTGAACAAGAGCTTAACTTCTTCACCGGAACCGCGGGTGTAGCGATTAACTCATTTACCACTGTAGATATGGCCGGAGCTAAATTGCTTGAGCAAGGTGTGAATATCGCATCTGATGCTTACATGGCAATGACAGTTCGTGATGGTTCAAGCCTCAAGGGTGCTTTGTTAAACAACTTCACTCCTGTATTTAACGAAGACATCGTGCGTTCTTCTGCAATTGGTCACTTGTCCTACTTTGACATTTTCCAATCTCAGAATATCAAACGTCACCAAGCTGGTGCAGGCCCAACTTTGCATTCTTCTGATGCTCTATTGGTTAACGGTCAAGTTACTTCTGGTAACACAATCGTTATGGATGGCGCAACCATCAGCGTAACTAACTACTTTGTGGTTGGTGATGTGTTCTCAATCGCTGGCGTGCAATCAGTTAACCCTGTAGGTCGTGCTTCTACTGGTCAAGACATGCAATTTGTAGTTACTGCAAATGCAAGTTCTGATGGCTCTGGTAACTTAACTGTACAAGTAGCTCCAATCATTATCTCTGATACTCAGAACCCTAACCGTAACGTAAGTAATCCAATCCCTGATGATGCTGCTGTCACCTTGGTTGGTTCACATAACGTGAACGTGGCTTACCCAAGCCGGGGTCTGGATATTGTTTGTCCTCCACTTTACAAACTGCAAGTTCCTTATGCTTCTGTAGCGGTTGATCCTGAGACTGGTTTATCACTAGCAGTTACTCAAACTGGTGACATCTTAGGCTACCAAAACTATATGCGTATTGACTTACTTTGCGGATTTAAGTGGCATGCACAGTACGCCGTGCGTGTGTTGTCTTAAGGAGTAAGCATATGCTCACTTGTATTTATCATCCGCTTGACCACTATCGAGTGGTTGAGCATGACGAAGCAGATCGCCTAAAAGAATCAGGTGTTTGGTTTGATTGCCCAAGAAAAGCGAAAGCTTATCGAGAAAAAGTTGAGGCGGATGTAAAAAACGAAAAGCTAGAGGCTGCAAAGCCTAAGGCTAAAGGACAAATTAAAGGAGATAAGCCATGAAAGACAACAAAATGGTTCAATCTAACAACGCGTTTGTTAGAGCAGAACAATCCAAGATGAAGGCTAAGATGGGCGACCGTCCTAGAATGAAAAAGGAAATGGAAGAATTTAACGCATATATGAGCAATGATGGCGAAAATGCGCAAGAATTCGGCCGTAAACTATGTAAAGGTTTAGACGATGCATTTCCTTTGAAATAAGTCGAAGCAATCGACACGTCCATGTGATGTGTCGATTTTCTCGCTTTTTTTCATCATAAGGAGATGAGCCATGACCCAAATAGTCAAGACTGTTAATCAGCTGATCATCAATTCACTGTACCTCATTGGCGAACTGGGTGTAGGTGAAACACCAGATGCTTTTATGCTTAGTTCAGGATTAGAACTAACTAATGAACTATTGGCCAAATTTGCCGAAGACAGCATTTATATTCCCTATTTGACTGAATTAAATTTTAATTTTGTTGTGGCACAGCCCACTTATTCTATTTCGGATATTATTCCAAATCCTGATGTTCGAGCAGACAGGATTGTTGATTTATCCTTTGCAAACTATACCGTGCCAAGTGCTGGTCAAGGGATTATCTATCCGCTCCAAATCATTAATAAAGCCCAATACTATGGGGTTACAAGGCTGCTACCTCTAAATACGAGACCGGGCTTTATATTTTTAGACAAACAAGCCTTAGAAAGCTTTATTACGGTATATCCCGCACCCGATCAACCCTATCCCTGTTTGCTAGGTGTTAAGAGCATGATGGACAGCGTGATTGAAAATGAAAGTCTTATTGGATTGCCACCTTTTTACTACGGGTTCTTGAAATATTGCTTGGCTAGAAAATTTCTATCTTATTATCCATCCGGGAATTGGCCTCAAACTTCCGAAGATGAATACAACGATTATTTTAGCTCTATTAAGAACGCTAACGAAACCGATGTCACAGTACGGCCTTCTGCAATCTTAAGCAGACCAGAACCGTTCTACTGGCAAAATATTCTGGCGTATTAATTATGGCAAGTGATTGCGAAGATTATGATTTTGTAGGTAGCTACGATAACCAAAGAATCAGCACTATTAATGCTGAACGCAGTGTTAACGTATTTGAATACTTAGATACCAATGGCAAAAGGCCAAAGGCACTTATATCAACCTCTGGATTAGTTGATTCTACTTTGTCATTTGCTCCTGAAACGGGTGGCTCAAGAGCTACATTCGTATTTCAAGATGCCATTTATCAAGTATTTGGTACTTCGATATTTTTAATAACGGGAACGGTTGGCTCCTTAGTTAAATCAAAAATAGGTGCTATTGGTACATCGGCTGGTTATGTAGGAATTGATGCAAACCAGTATCAGGTGATTTTTGTTGATGGTGTATTAGGTTACATATGGGATACAAATGCTACAACTTTTGCGCAAATTACTGATGTCGGGTTTCCCGCTGATCCCATTGATGTGTGTTATCTCGATGGATTCTTTTTGGTTGCCGCTGGCGGCACTAATAATTTTTATTTGTCACTGATTAACAATGGCATGGTTTGGAGTGGTGGTTCAGCGACATTCACAGCAAGCAGTGCGACCGATATTCTTACATTAAGCACAAGTAATGCGAACTTCCAAACAGGAGTTCCAGTTACCTTTACTACGACTGGTACATTGCCAGCACCTTTAAATACTACCACCACATATTATGTGATTATGGTTGGTACTCCGGCAACTAACCCGGGAACGATTAAACTGGCTACAAGTTATGCAAATGCCATCGCAGGAACCGCGATTGATTTAACAACTAATGGAGCACCGACCAATACTATTACCGTATCAGGTCAATTGCAGTTTGGTAGCATTACCTCACATCCGGGAACGATTGTTGCTTGTAAAACGCTGCATAGACGTATCTTTTTATTTTCTCAGTACTATTGTGAAGTTTGGGAAAATGCAGGACTTGGAACCACATTGCCATTCAGACGCAATAATTCGCTCTTGATGGAAGTTGGAACACCCGCTATTGCCAGTGTTGCCGTGGGTTTTGATAGAATGTTCTTCTTGGCTCAAGACCGTGATGGTCTTGCGGGTGTGATGGAAGTTAAAGGTACTGAATCACTCTTGGTAAGCAATAGGGCATTGGATTATCAGCTAGCACAATATGCGGCTGGCCCCGGTGTTTCTGATGCAAGAGGCATATTGATTAAAGAAAATGGATTGATATTTTATCGATTAAATTTTACCGCGGCGAATCATACTTTTGTACTTAATGTGTCCATGAGTACTTCTGATTCTCCTAAATGGCATGAAGAGGAGGTTATCAATGGGGATCGACATCCCGCCCAGACCCATGCTTATTTTGCTGGTGTTAATTTCTATGGAGATTATGAGAAGGCTCTATTTTACATCGTAAGTGATCAGGTCACTACAAATAACGGTGAACGCATCAGGCGTATGAGAATAGGTCGTCAAATGACTCCAAAGGGTTATAAGCGATTGAGGATTGACCGATGGCATCTTGATTTATTACAAGGGGCGTTATCTACAGGGGCATTAGGGTTCACACCAGACCATGGTTTGGACAATATTTTAACCATTCCTTATGCGCCAAATGCTCAACCTACCGTTTATTTGTCGGTCTCAAAAGATGGGGGGCAAAGCTATGGTAATAATTTACACGCAACGATGGGCAAAACAGGTGAGCGAACCCATAGAACCGTATGGCGAAAAGTCGGAACCACGCCACGAGGACAGGGATTTGTTCCAAGAGTCGAATTCTTTAGTGAGATTCCCTTTATTGTCTTGGGTGCGGCTTGGAATTATGAAACTTTACCGGAGTAAAAAGGATGGCTCGTGACTTTGACTTCTTCCCAACTTATGATCCCTTAGTAAGGGATGATGTTTATTTAAGCAATATTTGGGGCGATTTCATGGCTACCTTTGTAGAGTCATTGCGTCAATATTTATCTGCTCATGGTGTTTTCTTTCCACCGATAACATTGGCCGAACGAAATTTGATACAAAACCCTGTAGAGGGTCAAACAATTTATGTAAGTGATTCAAATACACCAACATTGCCACGGACGGCAGCGTTACAAATATGGCAAGTAGTTGCCGGAGTTGGACAATGGACAACCATTGTTTAAAGATTAATTAGCACAAGGAATGTGACCATGGCTTTTGACCCACAAATGTTTGGAAGTGGCTTAGGTGGTGTTCTAGGAGGTCTCTTTGGAGATTCCGGGAAGCCATATGATAAGGCCATGGAACAATACCAGAATTATTTTAATCAGGGAAAACAAACCCAACAGCCCTTTTATGATGCAGGAACACAGGGCATTAAGGGATATCAAGACTGGTTAAATCAGCAAAAAAACCCTACTGAATTCATTAATAAGATGATGGGTGATTATCAAGAAAGCCCTTATGCTCATCAGTTACAACAGCAAGCTATGAATGCGGGTAATAACGCAGCATCAGCCAGTGGCATGATGGGAAGTAGTGCGCTGATGCAACAACAGCAACAAAATGCTGGAACGATTGCTAATCAGGATATGAACCAGTGGTTACAAAATGTATTGGGAATTAATACTCAATACGGACAAGGACAGAACAATTTGATGAATACTGGTCAAACTTCTGCAAACGCATTGACTGATATGATGAATAATATGGGCAAAAATATGGGTGAACAATCTTATAATAAAGAGGCGGCCAAGCAAAATAATTTCTGGAACACTGCTGGCGGCGTTGGAAGTATGATTGGCAGTTTTTTATAAGGATTAATAATGGCAATTCCATCAGTAAATATGTTATCTAATGAAGCCGGAGGCGGCTTTAATGCGGCTATGAGAGCAAATAATTCATTGGCTAATGAGAATATTTTGCGCCAAATTAATCAGATTAAAAAAACTTATACGCCAGCCACACTCTCTTCCGAAGCTGCAAGTAAACTTGCCTATGCAAATCTCATGGGGCCGCAATTTTTGGCTAAGTTATTAGGCAATGATTCTGCTATTGCTAACATGGGTGATCCGGCTGCAAAAGCTGCACTGCAAAAAGCCGTACAGGCTGGAATGGGTCAAGGAACAGGATTAAATACTCTAAACCAAATGGGTCAAGGTAACGGCATTCCTACATTTACAGGTATTGGCCAGCCCTCAACCAATAATTTTTCAGGCTATTTGCAAAATGCGATCAAAAATTTAATAGGTAGAGGACAAACCCCACAAGCTAATCCTTTAGCACAAATGGGAAATCAAACTCTTATGCAACAACCCGCACCACAACAGCAACCTATGCCTCAAGCTCCTGCTATGCCATCAAGAGGACAAGTGAAAAGGCCAAAAGATGGAGTCACGCTTGAAGGTGAACAATGGTATAACGCCAAAGGTGAGCCAGTATATGCCGATGAAGAGCCACAAGCTGGTCAAACTCCAATGGAGCTTGAACTGAATGAAGGACAAAGAGGGAATGCAGGGAACCCAGGGAACAAGAGCTATGCTGAAAATACAGGTGAATACAAAGGAACAGTAGAAGAAGGCAAAGAACTAGGGAAACATAGAGCGCAAGTCATTAATGACATTGGCGAACAGCAATTGCAACTTAGCAATACAGGGGCTAACTTAGACAAGCTTGTTGGTGACATTAACGATCCTAAGTTTATGGAACTACGCAATGACTTTCCCTTCTATCAAGACATGCAACTTACTGCTTTGAGTAAGGTAGGTACTCCAGAGCAGCAAGAAATGATAGGTAACTTTATTGCCGATGTTAAAAGCTTTGCAGGGGCTACAGTTAACTCATTTAAAGGCCAATCTATGAAGCGTGAATTTGATTATGCCGATCAGCTAAAGCCAAGTGAGAACGATACGGTTAATACTGCACGCGGTAAATTGACAGCCTTGAAATCATTGAAAGAGATTGCAGAACGCAAAAACGACATCATGCTTGATTTGATGCAAAACAAACACATGAATCTAGGTGATGCAGTAAAGAAAGCCAACAAAATGGTCGATGTTAAAGCTATTGATCAAGAGGTGAAAAAATTAACTTCACCTATGATTACTTTAAAAGACCCTAAAAATCCTAGCATAACTATTAGACTTCCACTTTGGGAAGCCCGACAAAGAGGGGTAAAAAATGTCTGATCTCTCTGGATGGGAAGTGGTAAAAGAAAGCAAACCTTCACGTACTAATGTAACCAAAGGCGATCTTTCCGATTGGACGGTTGAAGGACAACAACCAGAAGAAGATGAAAGCCTTCTTAAGTCTTTGGCTTACGCACCTTTTCGTGTAGCTAAAGATGTTGGAATGGGCGCTTATCATGCAGCCCAAAAGATACCAGAACTTTATAGACAGGCTAAAACAGAAGTTCCGGGGCTTTTAGATATTGCCAAGAATCATAAAGCACATGCGGCAATGCAAGCCTTGGCTGGTAGCCAAGAAGCCATTAATTCTTTAAATCATATTCCCGTAGGATTGGCACAATATGCAAATAAAAGACTGCATTTACTTCCAAAAGCCGTGCCTGAATTTTTAAATAAAGTGACTCCTGATACAACAGAAGCCATCAATCAATTATTCGATCAACCTCAATATGCTGGTGAGAAATTGATTCGTGGTGCTGTTCGAAATGCTCCGGCACTTCTTCCCGCGGGAAAAGCTATGGGCAGTCTTGGGAAATTAAAGCCTAAGAACTTTTTACGTGGGAATCTAACGCCCGAAGAGCTTAAGAACAATTTAAGAATCACTCAAGGAACTGAAACAGGACTAGGTGATGTCATTGGCAATCCAATGCTGAAACGCTTAAATGAAAATGTTTTATCAAAAATACCTTTCTCTGGTGTTAATCAATCCATGCAAAAGAATGCAGGTGAAATTATCAACAAAGGCCATGGTTTATTGGATCAACTTGCTGGAAATAGTAATATTGAGAATTTAGATAAATATTTAAATGACGCATTAAAAGAATCGTACAAATCGCACCAAGGCGAAAAGAATGCTCATTACGCTAATGTAAATAATCTTGCGGATAAAACTGGGCTAGAACTTGATTTGCCTGAATTTGCGAAGAAGGTCAAAGAACACAAGAATGCTATTGAAGATACTAATATTCTGAAATATGAACCGGAAATGCAAGGGCTACTTAGAAAGCTTGGTGGTTATGAATCTCCTGTGAAGTCTGAAACAAAAACTGGAAAGATTGTTGATGAATTTGGCAAGCCATTATTAAATGAAACGAAAATTACAAGACCTAGACTTGAAGAAGCGAACCTTTTAAAAGGCAAACTTAATCAATTAGCTAATCAGCATGGAGCTTCTTCTAGTCCATCTGATAGACATTTAGCTGGTGTTTTTGGTGGGCTTGCTAGAACTTTGAAAGGTGATATTGAAGGGGCGATAGAAAAGTCTGGTAATGCTGATTTGAAAAAAGCTTATAAAGCCGCCGAAGAAAATTATGCTAAGAAGTTTTCTCCTTTCTTAGACAAGCAGATTTATAAATTCATCAATGGAAATGCCGATCCAGAAACATTAATACAATCTTTTGTTAAAACAGGAAAATCTACAGATAGAGCGAATTTAATTAATAAACTAACTGAAAAGCTACCTATACAAGACCGTAACTTATTAGGATATGGATATTTGCAACGTGCAATGGATGAAAATAATGTCCTTAATCCTTTGAAGCTTAAAAATTTATTAAGCAAGAATTCATTAGGCAATAAACAATTTGAAGCTTTATTCCCTAACCCTGTATTGAGAAATGCATTAAGAGATTATGTTAACCTTGTAGATATGAATACAAAGGGCCTTAAGCTCATGCAAAACCCAGAAACAGGTCAAATGAATATGGACATTTTACCTTTACTTTCTAAGTCTCCGGCTAGCTTAGGTGCTAAAATGTTAGGTGCGCCAATAGTGGCTAAAAAATTACGATCTGAAAAGACACGTACAAAGTTAGTAAATAAAATGATTAAAAGCAAAAAAAGCGTGAACAGTCTTAAGCCAATGGAATTATCATTGATAGGTGGTCATAAAGCATCAGAGGAACAAGACTAAAACCATTGGAAAAATTATAGATACGCAAAAAATTGCAGCAATCCATAAGAGAAAAATAGTTAGCATAATTATACTCTTGGTTAAATGAGTAATTATAGAACAATAGTTGAATAAAAAACAAGCATTCATACTAAATGATTCAGTATTAATGTAAAATAATTAAAATTTCACAAGGAATGTGAATATGACAATTAGTTATATACAAGCAGCCATCCCCATTTGGTATGTGGTAGGTCTTGATGGTCTCGCCGCTGGTGGCGCACAAATGTTCACCTATGATTCTATTACTAGACAGCCAAAAGTTGTATATCAAGATGCTGGCGGTACACTCGCTTACCCAAACCCTGTTATTTTTGAACTTAATGGTACGAGTGGGCCGTTTTATTGGAAATTAGATAGTGCTAATCCGGCCGATCTATATTATGTTGAAGTGTACGATAAACAGGGCAATCTGCTTTGGCAAGCAAACGATTTTCCTGCGAGTGGTGGCGGTGGTGGTAGCGATGTTACTACATACATTCCTATAGTAAACTACATTACCAACAATCAATTTATTGACAATATTGGTACTCAAGCAGGGCCATTACCTACAAATCTAGTAATCGCACCATCTAATCACCAAGGATTTACCCCGGCTCAAGTGCCAGTAGTCGGAACTTATGGAGTGGTTGGCCCTGATACCCGGTTTGTTAAAAACAATACGAATGCCGTAGACAATTTATCCTTTCCCTTATTTGCTTTAGCCAGCGCACCATTAATTGGAGATGTAACTCCTGTGAGTTATGTTCGTTATCAATGTACAAACACTCCTGCTGGTGAGACCTATAAATCATTCCAATTTCCTATAACCCAAAAGGTTAAGAATTTATCAAATCAAATCATGACCTTTGGGGTATGGGCGGCTGTTACGGCTACACCTGTAGACATTAATATTTATTGCCGACAATATTATGGCAATGGTACAGGTGCGACTGCTGAATCAGTATCGACTAGAACATTGATTGGAACCTGTTCTTTGACATCAACTTGGACATGGTTTCCATTAGAATTTACTATACCAAATGTCGCAGGAAATTCGATTGGTACTCCGGGATTGCAAACTGATGATGATGCACTCTACATACAAATTGATATGCCTTTGGGTGTTGCCTGTGATGTATTGTTTACTAAACCTGCGCTATTCTTAGGGGCTATAGATCCCGAACTTGAATTTGAATCTTATGATCAAATCAACTCTATAAACAGCACTCCAAGAGTTGGGGATATAAGAACAACATTGTTTGCTAATTTCATACCCGGATGGGCAGTCATGAATGATGGCAGCATAGGGAATGTGGGATCAGGTGCTACAACGCGCGCAGATGCTGATACATTCCAATTGTATAAAACAATATGGGATGGTGTAGCAGATGGATTCGCACCTGTTTCTGGCGGACGAGGTGCTACAGCAATAGCAGACTTTCTTGCAGGAAAGACACTTACTTTACCTAGGGCATTAGGAAGAGTACTTGGCGGTGCTGGTGGACCGGGCGCAGGATTAACATTTAGAGCATTAGGTGAATTCCTTGGTAGCGAAGTCATTAGTTATGCTGCAATGCCTTCGCATAACCATGCTGGAAGTACGGCAAGTGTTGCGATTGGCTCAGGTCAACAAGTTAACCCTGCTGGTGGCAATGCGTCACAGTCCAGTTTAAGTGGCCCAACCGCTGTTACTTTAAATATTGCTGCTGCTGGTGGTGGAACATTGAACACTCAAGGGGCTGCTGATGGAAATATGCAACCAAGTTTATTCACTAATATATTTATTAAACTTTAATTAAAGGAGCCAAAGAATGGCCGTACAATTATCAGTTATTACACCCCTAGATCCGAATGCTTATACCGGGCCAACAAGGGTAATGTCCGGCGTTGCAAAAACAGGCGATGCAACTCCTGATACTTATTATGGAGCGAATAACTCCGTTGAATTTGCACGTTGGATTTATATTGGCGTGACAGGTAACTTATCCTATACAAAATGGGATGGTACCACACAGACTCTTGTTGGATTGGCGGCGGGTGTATGGCATCCGATATTCTCGATTAAAGTGAATTCGGTCGGCACTACTGCAACTAATATAGCATGGGGAAGTTAGCTAACTTCAAAGGTAATATATTACTAATCATTTAAAAGGACTTTAAAATGACTACAAGTTTAGGACAAACAGTACTGTTTAACGATTTAACCCCTGCGCGAGTGGTGGCTTTAACCAACGTAGCAGGAACTTATAACAATGGCCCCTCTAACAATGGCGTTGGCGCAACTTTAACTATTGCTGCTAGCTCTTTAACAATTGATAGCGTGGTTTTGAGAGTTGGCGATAGGGTTTTATTGCAAAACCAAACAGCCGCACTTCAAAATGGCGTTTATGTTGTTGAATTCATCACTTCAACCGTAGTCTTGCAACGTGCTTTTGACCAACAAAACATCGAGCAATTAAAAGCTGGCCAGTTCATCTTAATTGGTGCTGGTACTGTGAATGCTGGTGCTGCTTTCGCACTGGTTGAACCCATTCCACAAAACATCGGTGTTGATGCATTTGTTTATGTATCTTCTCCTTTAAGCTCTGCTTTGGGAACTGCTGGTGCAAAAGCTGCAACTAATAACTCCCTTGGTGATGTTGCTAGTACCGCGGGTTCTGGATTTACTTCTGGTAACTTCGTATCTGCTGCTGATACTGCGGGAACTATTCAAGATTCAGGATTTAACGTATCTAACGTGCTTCAACATGCGCGAGTTACTTTAACTGCTGCACAATGGAATGGCATGTATGCAACTCCTGTTCAATTAGTAGCTGCACCCGGTGCTAATAAAATCAACGTAGTTGAGCAAATTACTTTAGGCATGACGTTCGTATCTGCGGCTTATGCTGCTGGTGGCGTGGTTGGTGCTCAATATGGTTCAACTGCACATGGTGCTGGCCCTGCTGCAAGTTCAACAGAAGCCGCTGCTGATTTCTTTGCTGCTGCAAGCACAATGTTCCGTTTAGGAAGTGGACTTTCAACTGGTGCTCCATTCTCTACCTGTGCGAATGCTGCAATATATTTAAGTAACTTAACTGGTGCGTTTACGACTGGTGACGGTACTTGGATTGTTGATGTGTACTACCGCACAATTGCAACTGTATAAATATTAGGGGGGAAACCCCCTTTTTTAAAAGGATTTTAAAATGCAGGGTGCTTATGGTGGGCTGATCATGATTCTTCTTTATGCTGGAGCTAGTGCAATTCCTCCAACAGAAGGATTCTTTTTGCAAACGGATCATACGGATTTTTTGCTCACAGATTTCACTCATCTATTACTTGCATAAATAAGGATATTTATGTCACGTACATTACAACAAATATTTACAGACAACCCGATCACTACGAATCAGGGCGCGGATTTAATGTATTTTGCGCGATCTCCTTATTCGCCCGGTAATGATGCTGGCATGTTGTTTTCTGATTTCGCAGCCCAATTTGGTGCGCCTTTTACGCCCGCTGCATTGACGCGTACTAACGACACAAATGTGACTCTAACACTTGGTGGCACACCAAATACCTCTTTATTGCAAGGTGTTTCTTTAACGCTCGGATGGTCTGGTCTTTTATCTCCAGCACGAGGCGGTACTGGAGTTAATAATGGCACAAGCACATTAACATTAGGCGGAAACACAGCCTTTTCAGGTGCATTTACTTTTACCGGAACATTAACTGGAAATACGAGTGTTACTTTTCCAACTTCTGGAACTTTGCTAACAGCGGCCGGAGCGGTTACAAGTCTATCGTCCGTTGCAAATCAAACTACAGTTTCCGCGGCAGTAGGTGCGGTATCTGTGGGTCTTGCCTCAAATGCAGTATTGCCCGGAACTGGTGGAGTAACATTGCCTCAAGGAAACACGGCCTCACGCGCTGGGGCTGCGGGAACAATGCGCTTTAATACCCAAACCAGCGTATTTGAAGCAACAGTGGATGGAAGTACTTGGGCAACAATTGAAACTTCGGCAACTTCTGTAACTAGCGTATCAGGTACATTAAACCGCATCACCTCAACAGGTGGCACAACTCCTGTAATTGATATTTCAGCAAGTTATGTAGGTCAAAGCTCTATTACCACTTTAGGAACCATTGGAACAGGTACTTGGCAAGGTACGGTGATAGGCTCTACTTATGGTGGTACAGGTGTTAACAATGGTTCTTCTACATTAACAATGGGTGGAAGTCATACTTTAAGTGGTGCTTTTGCTAGTACGTTCACATTTACAAATACAACAAACGTCACTTTCCCAACAAGCGGAACATTGGCCACTACAAGCCAAATCCCGACAGGTGCAGCTTTAACAAAAACAGACGATACAAACGTCACTCTAACGCTTGGTGGAAGCCCTACAACTGCGTTAGTGAATGCAGCCTCTTTGACCTTAGGATGGACTGGCCAATTAGGTTTGACACGAGGTGGTACGGCTGCAAGTTTAACCGCGAGCAATGGTGGTATTGTTTACAGTAATGCAACCACACTGGCCATTTTATCAGGAACGGCAACTTCTGGACAAATGCTTCAATCAGGAGCGAGCACAACTCCTGCATGGTCAACTGCTACTTATCCAGCTACGACAACCATTAATCAGATACTTTATTCCAGTGCTGCTAATGTGGTTTCAGGACTCGCAACAGCAAATAGTAGCGTGCTAGTAACAAGTGCGGGCGGCGTGCCTTCTCTATCCACTGATTTGCCATCAGGTATTACTATTGGTGGTAAAACAATCGGTATTGTAACTCCTTGGGTTGCTTATACTCCTACCTTTACAGGTTTTGGTACAGTTACGGGTGTTGCGGTATGGTCAAGAAGAGTTGGTGGTAACTTAGAAATAAGAGGCTCTTTTGCATCAGGTACAGCAACAGCTACAGAAGCACGTATTACATTAGGCTTTAACGGCACGAATGCTAATATTACATCTTCATCTACATTATTAGATGGGAATAACTTAGCGGGTTCTATGGTTATAAGTGTCGCAACAGGTGCCATGATAGCAACCTTAATTAAGCAGAATGTTGGTTATATCAATTACAGTTTACAATCAGCAAGTGCTGCTGGATTAACGGCTCAGAACGGAAATGTGTTATTTGCCTCTGGAACAACAGCTAGCTTTTATGCTTCAATCGCGGTGGATTCATTCCCATAAAATTGAAAATAGGAGAAAGATGTGACAAAAGAGCAAATAATGGAACGTATTAATACCATAAAAGCTGATATGGAAGTTCTAAAAGCCAATTATTCAAAGCTTGAAGGTCATCTTGAAGAGTCAAACTTTTGGTTACAAGGTATCTTGGCAAAAGAAAAACCTCCGAAACCAGTAGGAATTGATTTAAAAGAAGAACCAAAAGCAGAGCATCCAAAAAGAAAATATAAAAAATCTCTTGCCGATCTGCATCAAGCAGAAAATATCTAAAAAGGAATTGGCGCAATGAGTTCGTACCCACGACTTTTGCGCCGTTTCATCATTTGTTCAATTGTCTTTTGCGCTTCTTCTTCGGAGCATAACAAAATACTTTTCTTGCCACCGCGATTTGTATTACAGCTACCCCAATGGTAATCAAGTACAACGTTAGTTCCATCTTTTTGCACAGCGATTTTATAAAAACGGTCTTTAGCTCTATTGAGCCATTGGTAAATCAACATAAGTTTGCAACATCTCTTCTAGTGTTTCTTTGGTGTGTTTATATTCCTCTTCGTCCATAAAGAATTTTGGGTCTTGAACATCCAGTTCTAAGCCATCCACATAAAATCTCAAGTGTGTACGCCCAAAAAGTAAGCATAGTACAAAATCATGATCTTGAGTGCAAGCATAAATTATTTTAAAAGTACAGGAGTAGAAACTAGGAGTTTGTAACCCTTCCTATTCATCGTTAATTATGATAGGGCCAACTGGAACTTGAAGAGAGGGAAATAATTCCGAAAATTTCTCTGCACTCATCCGTTGCATTAAAATTACAGGTACAGTTTTGTCACATCGTTCACATTGTAAAAAATTGGGGTGTTCACGATTGAATTTATGTTGGCACTCATTCTTCATTATAAATATCCTTATTGTATGAATTAAGTACTAAAAAACGGTATAAAAGTTAACCATCTTGTTGGGCTTATTTTGTCCAGCCAATTCCTGCAACAAGAAACATAATAATTATACAAGCTGGTATTGAAAGCATACAGATTTCTCCTTAGGTCTGATTATTCCAATAATCAGACCGTAGCTAATAAGTGTAGTTAATGTAGTCAATGTGAAGTAAATAAAAAAATACAGCCGTTGCAATACTTCCAAGCAGAATGCCTCCTGTAAACCATAAAGATTTGCTGTCACAGTTTTCACATAAAAAAGACATATCATAATCGAATTCATATTCTGATGTTTCGGGTATTTCTTTTTCGCAAAAACTGCAATGTACATTACTCATTGCAAGCCCTGCTAAAAAATAATTTTTCAACGGGGCTTTCTTCATGGTTGCAACGATTGGGTCTATGACCATCACATCCTGAAATCATAAATATTAGAAGCATCAAAAAAAATTTAGTCACAATGCGATCCTTCGCGATCCTTCCACATGTTCTAAAGTTGAAATAAAAGCCTTATTCACTTCAACGATGCATTCATGCAAATAATCTTCGGTTAAATCGGTGTTCGCTATCTCTTCTGCAAATTCTCTAAGGTAGCAAGCCAATCTGTGCTGATAAGGGCAAATGTTTACGCCGTATGCTTCTGATAAATTCATAACACTTTCTTCTGCTCTGTCTAAAATTTCTTTTATGTTTGCGGTTTTTGGGTTTGATGCTTCTTCGGCTATTTCGGTTGCTACTTGAATTAATTGTCTTTGAACTGATTTTTCACGAATGATATCTACATGAGAGCGAACATTTTTTAATGATGGGCAATCATTGGCTAGGCCATAGACTTCTTCTTCTAATACGCCATCTTTTAGGTAATCTATTTGATCGACAATCATAGCCGCATCAAATTTATTATGTTTATTCCATAATTCACCCATGACATGGAAAATTCTTTTATGCTTACTGTAATAGAAGTCATTCTTGCACAAATGTTCTTTGACTATTGGAAATAACTGGCAATCTAATATCATTGCACCAATTACAGTGCATTCAGATTCATGTGCTGGTGTTATTTTAATCTTTCCTTTCATTGTAAATCTCCATGTTTAAGTAACTGATCGGCACATTCTACATAACCGACTATATCAATGTAACTGTCTCGGTGATTGTTATGCTTGGTTCGTGATACTTTTAAAAGAATCATCATTTTTGCCACATCGAGAGAATCAACATGACTTCCAAGATAGGCAGACCAAAGACCTGATATTCTTTTAAATGAATCGGCCATATCGCCGTAATCTGTACGCCTGTCTCCATTTACTAAGTTATGCGCTTCTTCCGTGATACTCATTGTCTTCATCCTCTGCTGGTTCTCCACAAAAATAACCCTGTATGACTCCTACCCACATAGTCTCATTCATTTTTTCGAGTTGCTCTTCTTCTCTCTTGCTCATCTTGCGCCCACACTCATTTTTACATTGAGGTGAGGCGCAGAAAGTTTTGTCTTTAAATGGGATCATTTAAGCCTGCTTGCTAGTTGAGTAAGTGATTTCTATATTGCGTTCCATGATAAATAGCTTGTCGCAACTATGACACTCAGTGGTACATGAATCTTGGAATTCCCATGAATCGCTATGCTCATGACCGCAATGAGGGCAAATCACTTCTTGAGTGTGCCAAGTATCAAATTCTTCGTAATCGCTCATTATTCACCACAAATAATTGATTTAAGTTGTTCTTTAGCATAGCCCAAACGATGTGTTCCTTCTTTTAAGTCAACAACAATTCGGTCTTTCCATTCGATATACCAATCACCAATTTGGTAACAAATAAAATTAATTTGTTCAGGTGTAAATGATTCCTGATTTTTAATAAGTTGATCATATCTGTATTTATAATCAGGACTAGAAGATTCCAATATTTCTATTGCTTGTTGCCAATCTCGTATTAACTCTCGGTCATCAACCCCTTTAATTTCTGATTTCTCAGCTCGTTTTAATAAGTTTTTTTGTTCACAGTACATTCTAAAAATTGCATCATTCATTATTTGTTCTCGTAGTAAATTGAATTAACCCGGTTCATTACTAAACTAAATAAGTTTTTTACATCATGTTTAATCGCATCACAATAAACATTTCCTTCTGTTTTAGTCACTAAAACACTAAGGCTTCCGGTAATCTCACCCAGAAGTAACGCTGCTCTATCACCGCGTTGCAGTGATTCTTTTATCGCTTGTTCATTCATACTTCAACCCAATCATTTGCTTGAAAATCCACGAAGGAAGGATTAAATGAAAACAAAGACATTTTATGTATAATCAATCCGTCTTTATGATCGAGATATATATAAAACTCTGGTTTCCAATCAGCCATCCAAGCCTTAGCACCTTTTTGTAAGTCGGGAATTATATTACAAAAAGGTTGTGATTCCTTGGCTCCTTCGACCATCCAACCATCAGACACCATAATGTCTTCGGTATATAAATAATGCTCTACTACAGGCTGATAGGAACTTACTTTGCCAGCTTCCATCACAAAATATAGGCCATCGCGCCAGTCATTACGTGTTAGTTTCTTTCCTGCTTTTAGCAAATCCATTGCATCGCAAAAGTTCATTGGTCTATCTCCTTTAATCTATCCATGATTAAACTGCTATGTACTGGCCGTAAGTTATGACGCTCAACGGCTACGTTAAAATAATTTTCATCGGGTTCATAAAGTGAATCAAATGCAGGTCTTACAATTATTTGTCCAAGCTCTGTAGCTAAATCATGTAATTCTGGAATGGCTTTCATAACTTGTTTGCTATGTAAATGGCCATGAACATTAAGCCAAAACCTTTGACCTAAATTTTCAGGATGAACTGGAATATGGGTCAATATACATCTCTTCCAATGATGTGCGCCAAAAAGCTTTTGAAAATGACGTACATATAAATCGAAACTATGACAATCGTGATTACCCATAACCAAACGTTTATTACCATTTAGCCTATCTGCAATAGGAACATTGATAGCACCGAAAGCAAAGTCACCGAGATGGAATACAATATCTTTCTGATTAACTGTATCGTTCCAATTGGCAATAAGCTGTTCGTTCATTTCTTCAACGGTATCAAATGGGCGCGCTTCTTTTTCATATTCAAGAATGTTTTTATGCCCAAAGTGTGTGTCTGATGTAAAGTAAGTCTCAATCATTCAATCACCTTTAATTTTTCGGATTGTTGTTTATTAATTTGTGATATTAAGGTAGCAGCATTCCATCTAATTTCTGAATCTTCTTGATCATTAAGGCTTATTAATCGGACATATTCCATTAACTGGATAATTTGTTTTTCGCTAATTATCATTATAAACCCCAAGGTCTAGTTTCTAAATGGCAATTACATTTTATGCATTTTTTATTTAGAACAAGTATTGGTTCACTAGATTCATGATCGCAGAAGTTATCAATCATTGATTCTAATTTGTCGCGTATTTTGAGCATGGATGGAGAAGATTTTAATATAAGCGCAAACTGATTCATATCTCTAATTATTGCAAGATGAATAACGCAAAGCTCTTCTTTAGTGAAGTCACTCATTCCAGCACCTTAAATATCGAAAACGGAGAACAAATCAAATTGCATTCATAACAACACCAACATTTTTCTATTTTATTATTGATATCAATAAATTCGCTTTCTAATGGTTTTTCGCAAGTAGGACAAATATTTTGTTCTTTCGTAAAGTCATTCATTCTCGCCTATATCCTTTATAAGATTCTTTGAAGCGGTAGAAATCCAGTGTAATGTTTCTTTGTTTTGTAGATCACTACCATAAGCAAGTTCTTCTTTAGCTATCATCTTAACAAACTCCAAAAGCCTGTCATAACGTTTGAATTTACGTGGGCTACATCCTATATGATCAATCCATTTTTGTATGCGCCCAATCGTCACCTGACAATTGGGGCATTGAGGATTAAATTCATCACTCACTATCTTCACCAAACATTTCTTCTATGATTGATTCGAATTGTTCTTTACGGCGTTTAACTAAATCCAAATCGTCTATAGCATCAATCATCTTGTGAAAGTCTATAGGGTATTCGCTGGCTAACTCTTGAATCTTTTGTTCACTCTCAGCAATTTGAGATTCAATCTTGCATACTTCAAGCTCGGCCTTCTTCTTCATTTCACGGGCGCGTAACGGAGCCATTGCTTCTTTGATTTTGTCTTTACACAGAATCAAAACATCTTTGTATTTTAATAGAGCCATTTTTATTTCCTTATTAATAGTAATTTCTTTTTATTTTGTGGTTTTGAATTAGTAGTAACAATCTCTTTACCAACATCAGACATGGGAATTGCACCTCTATAATGCTGCATCATTAATTCACTCATAAAAGCCCCTTTTTGTTGCTTAACTGCGGCCATTCCTCCAATTCCTTGTAATAAATGAATACAACTATATGATGCACATTGATTGCAATACATTGATTATTCCTTAATCCAAAATTAGCATTATTCCAAATCCAAGCAGCGCACCTTCCCACCAATCTAAAGTGACGTGTTGGTTTAAAACCAACACGCAACACAACACTCCAACGGCTTTAAGAAGCCTCATAATTAATTCTCTTTCGGTCATAAAAACGGAACATCGTCATCAGTAAATGGTGGTGGCTCATTGCCTTTTGGTACACCTTGTACACCTTGATCACCTTTCTTGATGTAATCTTCAACCTTGTTTTTATCAAAGTATCTTGTTCCCAATGGTTTGCCTTTTAACTTATCTTGAGGAATTTCGCTACCCTGTTCGATAACTATTTTTACTTTAACCGATTTATTAATAGCCATTTCCGAGCAAAGTTTCCCGTCTTCGTACCCGGCAAGACATCCTGCGGACTCGGCAAAATGTACAACCTTCCACATCATCTGTTTTGTAAACACTAAAAAGTCGCGGATGTCGTGAGTCTTACCATTTTCATCATAAACAGTAACGGTCATGTCCATCATGGGGTTTCCAGAATTTGCAGAAACCGTATCTTGAGATGCAGTAATAACCGCATCATAGATACCTTCCTTCAATAACTGAAAACGTTCTTCCATAGCTTCCTGCTCGCTCAGTACATCATATTGAAACATACATTATTCTCCCTGTATTTTAGATTTAAGATGGTCAATACACTTTTGTATCGAGTCCTTTTGCATATCTTCCCAACTCTCAGAACTGGCTTTATCCAACCATTTTTGAAAGGTTTCTTCTGGAACCTTGAGTAAGTCAATCAAGCGCGTAATCTCTTTGACTTGCTCATTAGTTGCCAATTCTTGCGCAACGGCTTCACGTTCAATCACCGCACGTCCATAACGGCTTGCAATCTCTTCGTAAGAGAAGGGGAATGTGTCACAGTCTTGGAATGTCTCAAAGCGTGACTTCTTCACAATACCCACGCGGTGCGCTCCACGCTTTTGAATCTCAAATACGAGATCGAAAAGGTAATCGAGTTTCTTGTAACAATCAAATGTTTGCCCCAAAACGGCTAAATTTTGACCGTATTCATTCTTGGAATGGCTTGTAATTATCACATTCATGTCCAAACGGAACAATAAGTTCAAAAGTTGCTTCATTCGTTTATTTG